GCTTGCAGTTCGGACTCATCTAGGTCGTAGCCACAAGCCGAACACACCACTTCTATTTCGTGGTGCGGCTCAATCAGTCCGTTATCTAATGTTCTAGCTTCTATAGTCTGTTTCATGTTATTCCTTAACTACGTTATAGTCATTTGAAACGCCACCAAACTTTTTGATAATGTTGATAATTCGTGTGTTATCTTCCAAAGCCATAATTTCATGTGGTTCGCCAACACGAAAATCAATTACTTGACCTGGAATAGCTTCAATTTCCCAATCATGGGAATAGGCTTTTATTTTTCCCTTGCATACGATAGTGATATGTACATTACCTTCATCATGAATATGTCCTGGCAAAATATCGTTAGCAAATTCAAAATCAAAAATTGAACCATTTAAATTGCCAGTATTTAGCGGTTTACTCAATAACATTTGGAGTTGTTCCAGGAATTTCAGAATTTGTTGGGGCTACATAACCTACAGGTGGGGTCCATTGTTGCGTATTTGGGTCGTATACCCAATCATTACCGACTTCAGTTCCAGTAATATCAACGATGTAATACCCTTCTGGTGGAGACCACACAGCACCTTCATTTAAAACAACGGTATTTTCTACAATGTTCGTTTGATTGTTAATTACGGCATAGATCATATTAGGCTCCGTCAAATACAGTTACGATAATTCTTCCAGCTGCACCAGCACCGCTAGTTGTTCCAGAACGAGTTCCACCACCAGCGCCACCTGGAGCAGTTCCAGCGGTTCCATCACCCGTATTAGAGCCACCACCACCTGCTCCGCCATAAATACCAGCTGCGCCGCCAGCAGTAACTCCACCACCAGCAGCAGTAGTGGCAGAGCCACCCCCAGATCCGCCGTAAACACTGGTTGCTCCTGGTGCTCCCTGTTGGGCAACACAGCAAACAGCATTTTGAGCGCCCCCACCACCACCTTTAAAAAATCCATCAACTCCAGCAGTTTGTGCACCTGCTTGTGTAGACCCACCAGCACCTTCTGGATATGCTTGAGATGAAGCTTGTTGATTTAATACCACTCCAGGTCTGCCAGCACTTCCAGTACTTCCAGCAGTTATTTGCCCACCACCCCCACCGCCTGCAGATGGATTTCCGCTAGTTTGGCTATCGCCGCCGCCGCCACCAAAGGCAGTTATATGAGAACCTAAAGAAGAATTACCACCAACGGTTCCTGGTGTGTTTGTTGTTTTACCAGTTGCACCAGCGCCTACAGTAGCAGTTTCTGTAGAGCCTAAAGAAGATAAATTTACCCATCTTTCGTTATATGCTCCGCCGCCACCTCCACCCGCTGAAAAAGATCCCCGCCCACCAGATCCGCCGCCACCCCATGCTTGAATATATACACGAGCTGAAGCCCCAAATCCAGAAGGTTTTGTCCATGTACCAGATGATGTAAATGTTTGAACATCGGCTGCTTTTGAACCCGCCGCAGGGGCCGCACTTGTCCAAGTTGTGCCGTCGCTTGTTAATACGTTTCCGTTAGTGCCAGGGGCTACAACTTGCAGAGCAGATGTGCCGTTACCGAGAAGTACGTTATTTGCAGTGAGCGTAGCAGCGCCTGTGCCGCCGTTACCAACAGCTAAAGTACCAGTAATGTTATTTCCAGCGGTTACACAATTAGCCGTAAGTAGGTTGCCTGTAATTTGATTTACTGCAATATCATCACCTGTAATACTACCAATAGCAATTTTTGCACCGGTAATACTATTATTAGCTAATTTATCAGAAGTTACAGCTGTATTAGCAAGTAGTCCGGATTCAATTCTTGTGAGTGCCATTTCGTTTTCTCTTTAAATTTTAATACTGAAATAATGATCTATTTATACAGTTGGTATTTTTGCCTACTGTAGCCATTACCATTGTTCTGCTGGTAGGTCAGGAAAGGTAGCTTGTACTGGTGGGTTTAGTGCAATAGCACGAACCGCAGCACGATAATCCACAAAGTCTTGTTTGTTTAGCAAAGGAACATCAGATACTTGTGTCCAATCGGTAGCAGCTAGTTTCTGCTCTGCTGTTGCTTTATTGGCAGCCTTGCATTGTGCATCTTTAGCATCTTTAGCTTCTTGATCCATGTCTACGCAGATAAACTTAGTAAACCATTGACCGCCTACTTGCTCTACTCCGTCTTGAATAACAAACTGATAGAAAGTAGGTGTAGGCTGTGCGCCATTAAGAACAGGATCAGCGCCAAACTCGTTTAGGATTTCTACAGAGATTTGTGGTGGAAAAGATGTATTAGAGTTTATGCTTCTAAACTCTGACTCATACATTGTTTGACCAGTTGAACGAATACGAATTAACATGATTTATCCTTTAAGCTATTGCTAAAAATATATAAGTTGCAGAATTAGTGTTTATTGCTTCTGTGGTTTCGTTTACTATAAATCCGCTATTAGCTGGGTCTACAGCATCTTCTCCAGTTGTTTGGGCAAGTTCATTGTTAAGTTGCAAAAATGGATCATTGCCACTTACAATTCCACGAGCAGTATCAAATACACACCAATTTCCAGTTCCACTTATTTTCTTTATTAAAACAAACCTAGCGCCAGCAGTAAAACCACAGTTAATTGTTTGGTTTGATCCGTTACCTGTGTAAGTTCCTACTTTAGATACACCAGCAAGTGTGGCAAATAGGTAGGCTACATAGTTAGAAGCAGAGGCATTAACACTACCACTATCACCAATAGAAAATACGCTTGATGTTGGGCTGGTGTCGTTCCAAATAGAAGCAAGATCAACTGTAGCGCTGTCAAGATTTAATTGCAAAAAATCTGTGTTGTCATTATTAGCATAAACACACCAGTTAGCGCTACTTGTGTCTCTGCGCTTAACAATCATCATTTCAGGCACAGCGCTTAAGTTATGAGTTATTGTAGTTGCGCTTCCTGTTCCTGTGTAACAAACTATATCAAAGAATTTTGACGCACGACTAAAAGCATAAGATACAGCATCTCCTGACCCGCCTGTACTAACACTTTTTTGTATATAACCATTACTAATAATTAAATCTATAATATTTGCGTTAGTTCCTTCTATTCCATTACCACTTGTTTGGAGTGTTTTAGAAGTTCCACGCAGTCTATCAACAAAAGTAGGTGTTCCGTTGTTTGCAGCTAAATTTCTTTTAATTAATACGGCATCAACAGTTGAATTTGTATTCCATGTTATAGGGGCAGTAGATCCGTCAGCGGCTAAGTTAACAGCAAACACACTAGTACCAGTAGTAGGCACTTTCATTGGTCTACGGATTGCCATGTAGATGTAGGTTTGTGATGAATTCAAGCCTTTAAGGTTAAAACCTGTAGCAGTCGGGTCAATATCATCGTAGCTAGATTCAGCATCAGAAGAATTAGGCAGCAAAAGAGCATCAGCAGAGCCAACGGGCATACCACGCATAATGTCGGTAATCTGCCAGTTTTCAACCGCTTGAGAGTTTTTTAATAGAACCCATTGAGGTTCATAACCTAATGTAACTGAAGCAGCTCCACTTCCGTTTGTAGTTACAGACCCACAACTAATTACATTATCTGTTCCTGCTGTACCAAATCCACCAGCGTCATGGGCGAATAGGTAGGCTACATATGTGCCACCTGATGCGTTAACAGTTGCGTCAGTGCCAAGGCTAAATACTGAGGATGTGGGGGTTGTAGAGTTCCATCTTGTTGCGCCTGTTGCTGACGCTGCCGTAGTATTAAGAACCAAATAATCTGTGTTTGCAAGACTACGATGATAGACTTGCCAAGCACCAGTTGTATCTGTACGCTTAACAAAAATCATTCCTGGCACAGAGCCAAGATTGTGGGCTATTGTTGTGTTTGAACCTGTACCAGTATAAGTTACGATGTCAAAAAACTTAGCTTGTTTACGGAATGTCCAAGAGCAAAAAGTTCTTGACGCAATATAGGCAGAAGTTGTAAATCCATTAGTGCTAAATGTTTGAACACCGCCTGTAGATTCTGCGGATGTAGTGTTTGTTACTAGTGTTTTATCAACACCTCTTGCAGTATCTGTTAATGTGTTATCAACACCAACACTTCGACATTTTTCCCAAACAAGTCCACCCTTAGTAGATAAATCAATTCCATTATTTATTACTACATTTGAGCCAGTGCTTGTCCACAAGAAAGTAGAAAATACATCCTCGATGAAATTAGCCGTTGCAGAACCGGCTGCACCCATTTGTAATAATCTAGGACTAAACGCCACAGATTACTCCGTATAACCAATAAGAGTTGAACCTCTCCAAGTGCTTCCTGTATTAGCTGTTGAAAAGATAACTAAATCTTTACCTGATGTGGTAAGAGTTGGTGCAGTATTTGCTGGCCATTTAACTGCTGCTGGCCATGTGATTGTATAAGAACCGCCGTTTGCTAATTCAATTACAAATGAAGAATCTCTTGCTACTGGAACACCTTCAAAAGTATATGTTGTTGTGCCTGCTGGTGAATGAACAAAGTAATTTGCTAATGCTACATTAATTGTATTGCTTGATGTAGCTAAAGTAACTACATTCATGGATACTCCGCCAAATACATCAAATTTACTGTTAGCGACAATTGAAGTGTTACCAATTCTAGCCGCATTGGATACAGTTAAATCTCCTGTAACACTATTTAAAGATAGTGCCACATTGGCTGCATAAGTTAATCGACCTTGGCTGTCAACTGTAATAGAAGAAATATTTGATGAACCGCCATAATTACCGGCAGAAACGCCAGTAGTTGTTAAATTAGATGAACCAATTGTTGCTGATGCAATCTTGTCACCAGTAATTGTACCATTTACAATATTATTTGCATTGATAGCAGTGAGGCCTAGCTTATCACCAGTAATCGTACCTGATGCCAACTTAGCACCAGTAATTACTCCATCAACAATTTTATTTGCAGTAACAGAACCATCAGAAGGTATTGATGGACTTGCATTGAGTCCTAAAAACAATACTTGAATATTACCTGTGCCTAATGGAGGAGCTTCAGAAAATATAAGTGATGCTCCTGAAAGGCTATAAGTATCTGTATTTTGCCGAACACCACCCACGAATACAAGAATAGAACTTGTTGCAAGAGGTGCTTCTCTTAATGTGAAAGTAACAGTTGAACCGTCACCACTAAAGGTGTCGATAGCAAATGTTGCTGATGTGGGAACTGCTCCAATATATGCCAATTTTTATTCCTCTTTTACTTGATATTCTATTTATATAGTTGTTTTATTTTATTCCGGTTTATTAGGAAAATCAACCCAAGGGAATCCCTCTGCATTAGGTAAATCTCTGAGAGCTTGGCGATATGTTGCCCAAGTTTCTTTATTAACAGGAGAATCGGCTGCCTGAGTCCAATCTGAATCTTTTAGTTTATCATCTCTAGTCTGACGAACTGACTTTGCTTGCTCGGCATCTTTGGCGGCTTTGGCTTCATCATTCATATCAGCGACAGAGTATTTGGTGTACCATTTGCCATCAATTTGCTCAACACCATCTCTAAAGGCCGTTTGGTATCGTGTAGGGGTTACTTGTGGGCCTTCAAAAACAACTGTTGCACCAAAAGATTCAAGGATTTCATCAGTAGTCTGATTCCAAGATGCTCCTGTTGTTTCTTTCATGTGAGTACGGAACTCACTCTCGTACATAACTTGACCAGTTGAACGAATACGAATTAACATTATTTTTCCTTTAAGCTATTGCTAAGAATATGTAAGAGCCGCCTGAAGCATTTATGGCAGCAGGAGCAGTAGAGCTAATTTCAAAGCCAGAAGATGCTGGGTCTATATAGTCTGTGTTGGTTACTTCAGC